TCGTTAAATATAACTTGATGTAATAGATATGCAATAATAGTAGTTGATTTACCTGACTGTCTAGGTAGTTTACAGATAGAAAAACGATTATCGTGGAACGTCTTAACCATTTTTTCCTGAAAACCATACATATTAAAAGGTACTAGACCTTCATCAATATTTACAATTCTAGTATATGTTTTTATAAAGTGTATAGGATCATCCATGCACTTTGCAATCTCTCTTACTTGATCTTCGGTGTAACTTTGTTGTAGATTTGCTTTATATAGGTTAGGGTTACCTAGATATGCTTCAGTCATTAGGATTTACCTTTTTAAAATCTTTGTCTTCTTCACTTTCAATATCTTTATTTTTATTCTTTAACATTTTATGTAACTCTGCTGAAGAACCAACAAATAATGCTTGTTTAATATTTGTAGATGTTTTATTTGGAACGTCTTTTAGATTTTTTAATTTACCTTGCAAGTCTTGTAACTTATCAACTGTGTCAGCAACTTGTTTAATTAAGTTACCTGCAACTTCGTATGCTCTAGGGTGTTGACTTTCGTTTGCAATATCAAGTATGCCTTGAATTGCGTCTTGGCCTCGTTCTATAAGATTGTAATAGTTTTCTCTACTATACTTGTAATCATTGTCCACATCTTCTTTATTTTTATCTTCTAACCTAGGTACAGGAGGTGTATATTCTTTTTTGACAACAGCTTTAGTTAGTATTTTCTCGTTAGAGATACCAAGAGCTTCGTTTATTTTTTCATCTATAGTCATAATTAATAATTCGTTATAGTTGTTGTAAATCCAAAATCATCATCAGCGTCAGCAGTTGTCGGATTAGGAACTACAACAATTCTTTCTTCTTTTTCTGCACTAGTGCCTGTGTCGTTATATAAATCTGTTTGAGCAGTTTTAATAACTTTACTAGAATATATAGGGCCATATAGATAAGTTTTTGCTGTAAAGTTTAATGTATAGTTTACAGCTCTTCTTTGTGTAAATGAACCATCATATGTATCCTGATAATCAACACTATTTAGTGTTATCGGTACATCTCTTTTTATACCCATACTTGGTATTGCATTTACTGTAACTGTATAGTCTGGTTGAAAGTATGGTAGTATTTGTTCTATAATACATAGACCATCTTCAGCAGTTGCTGTAAATGAATATAAGTTAAATGACAAATTGTAAGGTACAGGATTGTATTGATAATATTGTTTAGTTGCGTCTGAAGTATTTACATTTTTAAACTTACCAACTCTTTGTAACTTACGAGATGAGTCATAAGACAAACCAGCAATTTCAAAACCCATACGAGGTAATGACATTGCCATTTCTCTTTGATCTAAATTAGGTTGTTGTTCTAATCTTGTTAAAAACTTTTCTTTAGGCGAATATGCAAGAGGTACTTTTAATCTTTGTATTGTACCACCATCACCATCTTTTCTTACAATGATAATGTTATTGAATATTGTACCAAATGATACAACAATTTTTCTTAATGATTCGTGGTAAAATTGTTTTCCAAACATTATGTTTCATCAACCTCTCCGAAAGGGTTTCTTTCTGTAAAGTCTAATATGTCATCACCTGTACTAGCAGTATCAAACCCAGCGTCAGCATTGTACGTGGCGTTATCAGCATAATCTCTAGTTTGTGTTGCAAGATTTTTATCTTCGTGTGTTTCTGTCAATAAGAAGTTTATAGTGTTTAATGTAGTATCAGAATCCTCTAACATGATACCACCACCATCTTCTAATGTTAATTGATGTTGTAATTGGTCTATAGATAATCTATCTTCAGCAACGTCAATTTCTGGCACACCAGTGTTTAATTTTTCTGAACTATATTCAAATCTAGTTGTTTTTAATTTATAAACTGGCAAATTGCCTAATTGAAAAAATGGCTCTTGGTCTTCAACAAACTGTATTTCAAAAAAACTGTTCATTAAAGGTACATAAACTAAATCACCTTCGTTTGGTCTTCCTGTTTTGATTAATGTAGCTGTACTATCAACTTGATTTTGCCATCTACGTTTAGAAATCATAAATGTTGTATCTTCTCTAATTTCTAAACCAAATTTAGATACTAATTCTTGTTCACCTGCAAATCCTTCAGTTGTTTCAATATACATTTCTAACATATATGATTGATCAAATTTAGATAGGACATCTTCTCCTAAAACTAAATCGTGGTTAACAAGTGTTCTTGGTAAATAGTAACAATCGTGGCCGTAAATTTTTAGACCTTCTATGATTAAATCTTCGTGTAATCTTTTTTCAGAGTCATTTCCTATACCATTGCCACCTTGAAAATAATGATTAACTGGCATGGTTTTATCCTATCATATACGTTACAGGCGTTTCGTATGTGCCTCTTATTTCTTCTTCTAATTTTCTTATATCTTCTAAAGCTTCTGAAAATATTTGTTGACCATTTAGTGTTACACCACCAATCATAGTAACACCATTAAATTTTGATAGATTCGCACCCCATTGTCTTTTAAGTAATGCAGTAACATATCTTTTTAAGTATATGTCGTTATAAACGTCTGTCATAACCGTAGGGTCTAATTTTCTAAAACATTCAATAACAAGATACTCACCTACTGATATATCTGTTTTCCAATCCATATCTACAAATAATTTGTTATTGTATTGATTAAATCTAATAGGTTTTTCACCTACTAATATGTGGTCTAAAAAATCTAAATGTTTCATTACCATTTCATAATGAATAATTGAAGTAGATGAAAAATCATATAGATCATTTAATCTCATTTGATATCGTACATCAAACATATTTTGATTACCTCTATTTGATAGAGGGAATATTCTTGTAACTGCTAATACAGCTTCTGGTACTACTATGAAATTATTTTGTTCAGTCCATGCAGTAGTAACTGAATTTTTAGTAACACTTGACGCAGTATCACCTGTAGGTGATTTAATTCTATCTACGTCTGCTTGAGTTACTTGATATTTAAGGTATGTTCTTTCAACGCCATCATAATGATATTGAGCAAAATATTGTAACGCTTCATCTATTCTATCTTCAGCCTGATCGTCATCTACATTTATCTCAATGACAGGCTTGCCTAATGTTCTTAAAGCGTACTGTTTTAATTCTTCTCTTGTTGCTGGGTTGGCCATACTAATCCTTTTATACTATTTATACGATTATTAGGCGTTGCAAAGACGCAATTATGGTGTGTCTAAAAATCGGTTTAGATTAATTGATTATTAACTTGCAGAACCAACAATTGTCTTAACAGCAGATCCAGTTGAATCATTAATTACTAATGTAACAGCACTAGCAAAGTGTGAAGATGTAAGGCCTGAAATCGTGTTTGATCCAGCAGCAATTGTTTTGTTTGTCAAAGTCTGTGTAGCAGTCAGTAACGCAATATCAGCTGTATCTGATAAATCAGTTGAAGCAATAGTTATGTCTGCACTACCATCAAATGACTGACCAGCGATTGTTCTAGCCGTTGCTAATGTTGTTGCTGTGTCAGCGTTACCTGTTACATCTCCAGTAATATTACCTGTGAATGTACCAGCAATCGTACCCGTACCTGTAATTGTAGGTGACGTTAATGTTTTATTAGTTAAGGTTTGTGTTGCGTCATTTAAAGTTATATTTGACGTATTAGATAAATCTGTTGAAGCGATAGTTATATTTGCTGAACCATCAAACGATTGACCAGCAATTGTTCTAGCAGTTTCTAATGCAGTTGCCGTATCGGCATTACCTGTAACATCACCTGTTACGTTACCTGTAACATTACCTGTTAAGGCACCTTCAAATGTTCCTGCTACAAATGTTTCTGAACCAACAGTCCATTTATCATCTGTTTCGTTCCAAACTAAAGTTTTATTTGTAGATGTTCCTCGTTCAATCTCTATACCACCGTCTTGTGATGGTGTGCCTGCTTCATTACTATTTAAAGTAATAGTGTTATCAGCAAGATTTATAGTTTCTGTATTTACTGATGTTGTAGTACCACTTACTGTTAAATTACCAGAAACGGTTAAATCATTAAACGTTACATTATCTGTAGTAGATAAACTTTGATCTGTGTCGGATAAATCTGTAGCAGCAATTGTAATATTAGCACTACCATCAAATGATTGACCAGCAATTGATCTAGCAGTTGCAAGTGTAGTTGCTGTGTCAGCATTACCTGTAACGTCACCAGTAATATTACCAGTAAATGTTCCTGCGATTGCACCTGTACCTGTGATTGTAGGACTGGTTAAAGTTTTGTTTGTTAACGTTTGAGTTGATGTTAATAATACAACATCACTTGTGTTTGATAAATCTGTTGAAGCAATTGTTATATTAGCGCTACCATCAAACGATTGACCAGCAATTGTTCTAGCAGTTTCTAATGCAGTTGCCGTATCGGCATTACCTGTAACATCACCAGTAAATGTACCAGCGATAGCACCTGTACCTGTGATTGTTGGACTAGTTAAAGTTTTATTAGTTAATGTTTCAGTACCAGCCAATGTAGCAAATGAACCATCACTTAATGCACTATTAAATTGTGCTGTTGTACCAGTTAAAGTACCTTCAGATAAATCTAATGTTAAAGTGTTTGAAGCACTATCAATAGTTTTATTAGTTAATGTTTCAGTAGAACTAGCTGTAATATAAGAACCTAAATCTGATATATTAGATTCAGTAATTGTAATTGTGTTTGAAGCACTATTGATTGTTTTGTTTGTAAGTGTTTGAGAACCAGTTAATGTTGCAACAGTACTATCAATGTTTAAAGTAATTGTATCTGTTGTAGCAGTTGATGTTAATCCAGCACCACCAGCAATTGTGAAAGTATCTGTACCAACTGTGATTGTGTCTGTACCACTATCACCAGCAATTGACATATTTGAAGATATGGCAGCTGTACCAGCAGCAGTTAATCGTCCTTGAGCGTCAACTGTAAATGTTGGAATTGCAGTTGAAGAACCATAAGCACCAGCAGAAACAGCTGTGTCATCTAAATTTATTGTTAATGTGTTTGTAGCACCTGAAGTACTAATACCAGTTCCACCAGCAACTGTAAATGTTTCACTATCTAAATCAATAGCAGCTGTACCAGTATCACCAGCAACATCTAAATCTTGAGCTGTAACTTGTGAGTCAACATATGCCTTAATAGATTGTTGAGTTGCAAGTTGTGTAGCAGAGTCAGATGCCATATTGTCTTCATCTAATATAGCAGTACCTGAAACACTTGTATTTAATACAGCACTTGTTAAAGTTTTGTTTGTTAAAGTATCTGTTGTTGCTTTACCAACTAATGTGTCAGTAGCGTCTGGAAGAGTAATTGTTCTATCAGCAGTAGGGTCACCTGCTGTTAAAGTTAATTCGTTATCGTCACTTGTACTACCTTCAAATACTAAAGCATTTTGTACATCAATAGTAGTTGAGTTTACAGTAGTAGTTGTTCCTGATACTGTTAAGTTACCTGATACTGTTAAGTTATCATCAACTGTAACTGTACCACCAGCTGAATCTATAGTAAGATTTCCTGATGATGTATCTATTTCGTTATTTCCTGTTACACCGATTTGAATATTTCCTGATCCATCTCCAATAGTGTCACCACCTGCAGTAGATCCATCGTGTAAACGAAGTTTATTTAATGTAGTATCTACTGTTAATTCACCGACTGAACCTGTATAGGCATCGTTTTCAGCAGTAGTACCTCTTCTTAATTGTAAAATTGTTGGCATTGTTGCTCTCTCCCTTTTTTAACAAACTAACTTGTATTATTTATAATAATAAGTTGTTTAACTACCTTTGTTTTTAATTTTTAAATATAACCAAAATCAACTATTCCAACTGCCGCAACAATTGTTCCCATATCAATAATATCGAAACCTGGATTTTCACAATCCGTTATTACTTGTTCTAAAGAAATCCCAAAAGCATCTACTGGTGAATTATTAACCCCAGCTTCACCACCACTCAAATAAATTGTTTGTACTGCTGATTTGTCTAAAGAAGTAGCCTTCATTTCAGCAAATCTGACTTTACTACTATCTATGTTGTTTCCTATATAAGCCATTTAATTTCCTTATGTTGAAATATCATCTACTGTACTTACAATAACATCAAGTGAACTAGCAGTATTAGAAACGACTTTTAAAACGTCTCCACTTTTTACTACGTATTTAGCCCCACCATCTATTACTTGTAAAGCACCACCACTTTGAATTGGTGCACCTTTAACAAGGTACACGTCATTTGAAGAATCAGCGTCATTTAATATAACGTCAACTTTTATTTCAGCCGTTGTAATATTAGCGCATCCTATACCGATTATTGTGTCATAACTGTCAGCTGTAAATACTGTTGTAGCTGAAGTTCCAACGTTTCTTGCTGTGTATCTTCTAAAATTTTGTGCCATGTTTTCTCTCTCTTATTTATATATTTATAATGCAATTGCCATAGCAATAGCAAAACCTTTTGTTGCTCTGTTGTCTATTTGTGTTTGAATACTTGATGTAACACCATCTAAATAATCAAATTCAGTATTACTTACTGATCCAGATGAAATCTTAGCAGCGTCAATACCTGTTGTTAATTGACTGTCTCCAATATTTGATATTGTATTACTAGAAGCGTCAATTGTTTTATTTGTTAATGTATCTGTACTTGTAGCCGTAATGTAAGACTGTAAATCACTAATTTGTGATTCTGTAACACTTAATGCTGCCTGGTGTTGCGTTACTGAACTTTCAGTTATATTTGCGTCAGGTACATTTGCCCAAGTTACTGAAGCTGTTAAGTCGTTTGTTTCTGTAAACGAAGTTAAGTAACCAGCATCATTTGTCCATTGTGATATGTTACCAGATTTATTAGTTAATGTGTCTGTACTAGAAGCAGTTATATAACTTGCACCATTTGTTAACTGATTATTATTTGTAGGAATATCACTTGTAAGTGCTACTGTACCTGTACTTGTTGGTAATGTCAAAGTACCTGTATTTGAAATTGTAGCAATTACTGGACTAGTTAAAGTTTTATTAGTTAAAGTTTGTGTTGCGTCATTTAAAGTAATATTTGACGTGTTAGATAAATCTGTTGAAGCAATTGTGATATTAGCAGTACCGTCAAATGATTGACCAGCAATTGTTCTAGCAGTTTCTAACGCAGTAGCCGTTGCAGCGTTACCTGAAGTATCTTGGTTACCTGTTGTATTAACACCTGGTAAATTAATATTTGCTGTGCCATCAAATGATACGCCACCAATTGTTCTAGCAGTCGCTAATGCAGTAGCTGTGTCAGCATTACCTGTTACATCACCAGTTACATTACCAGTTAAATTTCCTGTTACATCACCAGTTACATCACCAGTTAAATTTCCTGTTACATCTCCAGTTACATCTCCAGTTACATTACCAGTTACGTTACCAGTTAAAGCACCTTCAAATGTTCCAGCAACAAATGTTTCAGAACCAACAGTCCATTTATCTGATGTTTCGTTCCATAATAATGTTTTATTTGTATCATCACCACGTTCTATTTCAATACCACCATTTTCTGTAGCAGAACCTGTAGCATTTGAGTTTAGAACAATTGTGTTATCAGCTAAATTAATTGTTTCTGTATTTACAGTTGTTGTTGAACCTGAAACTGTTAAATTACCTGTTACAACTAAATTATTTCCTATTGTTACGTTATCTGGTAAACCAACCGTTATTGTTCCAGAACTTTCTGATACTTCTACTTCGTTTGCAGTTCCAGAGAATGTAATTGTTCCACCTAATGAAGTAGCAGTTGATGTAGTTCCATCTGTAACAGTTATAGATGAGTTTGCAAGTTTATCATTACTGATAGAACCAGCTAACTGAGCATTTGTGATTGTACCAACTAGTGAACTTGTAGGATAATTTGTTGCGTCTGATAAATCAAAAGCTGGTGTTGCGTCTGATCCACCTAATGATAATTGAATACCACCATATGATACTGTAGAGTTTGCTAATTTAGCATTTGAAACTGAACTATCTACTAATTGTGAAGCGTTAATAGTTTTATTTGTTAAAGTATCTGTAGATGAAGCTGTAATATACGCACCTAAATCAGAAATATCAGATTCGGTAATTGTAATTGTGTTATTTGCACTATTAATAGTTTTATTAGTTAGTGTTTCTGTACCTGTTGTAGAAACTAATGTAGCGTCTGATACAGCAGTATTAAATTCAGCAAGAGTACCTGTTACAGTATTATTTGTTAAACTAATAGATTTGTTAGTTAATGTATCAGTAGTAGCTCTACCAACTAGTGTATCAGTTGACGTAGGTAGTGTTAATGTTCCTACATTTGTAATTGTAGCAATTACTGGACTTGTTAAAGTTTTATTTGTTAATGTTTCTGTTCCTGCTAATGAAGCAAAAGAACCATCTGATAATGCACTATTAAATTCAGCAAGTGAACCAGAGATTGTATTACTTCCTAAAGCAATAGTTTTGTTTTCTAAAGTATCAGCAGAGTCCGCTAAAATGTACGATTGTAAATCTGAAATATCAGCTTCAACAACAGTAATTGTGTTACTTGCAGTATTAATTGTTTTACCTGTTAATGTTTCAGTACCAGCCAATGTAGCAAATGAGCCATCTGATAAAGCACTATTAAATTGTGCTGTTGTACCTGTTAAAGTATTATCTGATAAATTAATTGTTTTGTTTTGTAAAGTATCAGTACTATCAGCAAGTATATAAGATTGTAAATCAGATATGTCTGCCTCAACAACAGTAATTGTGTTGTTAGCAGTATCAATAGTTTTATTTGTTAACGTATCAGTAGTATTTCTACCAACTAATGTGTCTGTAGATGTTGGTAAAGTAACAGTTCCTGTATTTGAAATTGTAGAAATAACAGGAGAAGTTAAAGTTTTATTAGTTAAAGTTTGTGTTCCTGTTAATGTCGCAACAGTTGAGTCTATATTAAATGTTACATTATTTCCTGAACCAACTGTATCAATACCAGTTCCACCTGTAAACGATAAAGTTTCACTATCTAAATCAATAGATAAAGAACCGCCTGTATCTGCTTGAAAGTCTAGGTCACTAGCAGTTACTTGAGCGTCAACATAATCTTTAACAGCTTTAGCAGATACTAAAGTGTTATGTGAAGCAGATGTAGATGCTAAATCGGTATCTAAAACACCAGCAGCAAAGTCTGCAACTTCAATATTTGTAATTGAGTTACCAGTTCCATTTGCGTCAAATGTTTTGTTTGTTAAAGTGTCTGAACTTGAAGCAGTTATAAAGGCAGATGTAGTATTGTCGTAATTTGATAAATCATTATCAACAACTAAATCAATTGTTCCATCAGCGTCTTGGTATGTAGCAGTAATAAGTGTTTCTGTGTTACTACTAAACATTGCACCAGCAATGTCTTGTACTCTTTCAGCGTTTAGAGTTACAGCACCAGAAGTTACTGTAAAGTCTGTAGCGTTAAATGAAGCAACCCCTTTATTAGATGAAGTAGCTTCTTCAGCAGAAATTGTTAAAGTGTCTGTTGCAGATACAACAGCGTCAATTCCTTCACCTGAAGTAATAGTTAATGTATTACCTAAATCTAAATCTTGTGTATTTGATCCATCAGAAATTGTTATCTTACTATTTGTTAATGAACTGTTTCCAATATTTGTTAAAGTATTTGAAGCACCACTTATAGTTTTGTTAGTTAATGTATCTGTCGTATCTCTTAATACAATTGTACCAGAAGCGTTTGGTAAACTTATTGTACGATCAGCAGTAGGATCGACAACTGTTAAAGTTGTTTCGTATGCGTCAGCACTAGCACCTTCAAATGTAAATGCGTTTTGAATATTAACTGCTGTTGAGTTAACTGTAGTTGTAGTACCATTAACTGTTAAGTTTCCTGTAATTGTAGTGTTACCTGTTACAGATAAATTATTTCCAATTGTAACATCATCTGGTAAACCAATTGTTAAAGTATCACCAGATACACTTGTTTCTATTTCGTTTGCAGTTCCTGAAACTGTAATTGTATCACCTAAATCTATAGCATTTGTACCACTATCACCTGTAAGTGTAATTGTAGAATTAGTTAAAGACGCATTGCCAATACTAGTTAAAGTATTTGAAGCACCACTTATTGTTTTATTTGTAAGTGTTTGTGTGCCTGTTGTAGTTACAAATGAACTTGGTAATGTTACTGTGTTAGATGATAAATCTAAAGTAGTTGCCAATTTAGCAACAGTAACAGCATTGTTTGCAATTTTACCTTCAGTTACATTTAAGTCAGCAATTTTAGCTGTTGTAACTTGGTCGTCACCAATGTGTTGAGTATCAATTGAACCATCTACATAATGCTCTGAATTTATACTGTCATCAGCAATTTTTGTTCCATCAACTGAGTCAGCAGCTAATTTAGCATTAGTTACAGCCAAATCATTTATTTTAGCAGTAGTTACAGCAAGGTTATCTATTTTAGCTGTTTCAACAGCAGCGTCTGCTAGTTGTGTAGTATCAACTCCGCCATTGTCTATATTAAGTGTAATAGCATTTCCACTACTTGCACTTGTTAATCCTGTACCACCTAAAACTGAAAAAGTTTCTGTGTCTAAATCTATTGAACCAGTACCACTATCACCAGCAATTTCCAATGAACTAGCAGTTACTTGAGCGTCAACATAAGCCTTAATTGCTTTTGCTGAAGCAAGTGTGTTATCACTTACAGATACACTTGAAAAAGTTGTATCTAAAACACCAGACGCTAAATCAGCAACTTCAATATTTGAAATTGAGTTACCTGTACCGTTTGCGTCAAAAGTTTTATTTGTTAACGTTGATGTAGATGAAGCTGTTATGAAACCAGAAGATGAGTTATCATAGTTTGCTAAATTACTATCTACAACTAAATCTATTGTGCCGTCAACATCTTGGTAAGTTGCTGTAATTAATGTTTCAGTATTTGAACTGAACATTGCACCAGCAATATCTTGTATTCTTTCTGTTTGTAAAGTAACATTTCCTGAAGATACTGAAAAGTCTGTAGCATTAAATGAAGCCAAACCTTTGTTTGTATCTGTAGCGTCTTCTCCAGTAATTGTTAAAGTATTTGAAGCAATTTCTGTAGTAATACCTTCACCGTTTGCAATTATTAATGTTTCTCCTAGAGCAACAGCGTCTGAACTTGAATCACTTCCTTGAATAGTAATTGTAGAATTACTTAAAGATGAGTTATCAATATTAGATAAAGTGTTACTTGAACCACTAATTGTTTTATTAGTTAGTGTGTCTGTTGTAGCTCTTCCGACTAATGTATCTGAACTTGTAGGAAGTGTTAATGTTCCTGTATTTGAAATAGATGAAATAACAGGAGTAGTTAAAGTTTTGTTTGTTAATGTTTGTGAAGCGTCAATTTCAACAAATGTTCCATCACTCAATGCACTATTAAATTCTGCAGCTGTACCTGTTAAAGTATTGTTTGAAAGATTAATAGTTTTATTTGATAAAGTTTTAGTGTTATCAGTTGATAGAATATCACTACCGCCTAGTGTAGCAGTTGTAGCTTCTAAATTTGCAACTAATGTACCAGTTGTAATTGTTAAATCACCAGATGTTGCACCAGTAAACGTACCAGTACCAACAATAAATTTGTCAGCACTTTCATCAAATCCGATAAATGCGTTGTTACTATCTCCTCTTTCAATTACGATACCAGCGTCATTAGCAGGTGTTCCTGTTGTACCTGTTGCTAATTCTAATATTGAATCTGAAACAGTTGTGTTTGTTGTATTAACTGTTGTAGTAGTTCCATTTACAGTTAAGTTTCCTGTAACTGTTAAATTTCTACTTACGCTTAAATCTTGTCCGATAGTTACATCACTTGGTAAACCAATAGTTAATGTATCGCCTGATTGTGATGTTTCTATTTCGTTTGATGTACCTTGAATTGTTAAAGTGTCACCTAAGTCTATTGCTTGTGAACCTGAGTCTCCAGCAAGTGTAATTGTTGAATTAATTAAAGACGCATTAGCAACGTTAGTTAGTGTGTTACTTGAACCACTAATAGTTTTATTTGTAAGAGCTTCAGTACCTGCTAATGTAGCAAAAGAACCATCACTTAACGCACTATTAAATTCAGCAATTGTACCAGTTAAAGTACCTTCAGATAAATCCAACGTAATTGTATTAGAAGCACTATCAATTGTTTTATTTGATAACGTATCAGTACTGTCAGCGAGTATGTAAGATTGTAAATCAGATATGTCTGCCTCGACAATTGTAATTGTGTTATTAGCAGTGTTAATAGTTTTATTGGTAAGTGTTTCTGTTCCTGCTAATGTAGCAAAAGAACCATCACTTAAAGCACTATTAAATTCAGCAAGAGTACCTGTTACAGTATTATTTGTTAAACTTATAGATTTATTAGTTAACGTTTCTGTTCCTGCTAATGAAGCAAAAGAACCATCTGATAAAGCAGAATTAAATTCTGATAAAGTACCAGTTAAAGTGCCTTCAGATAAATCTAAAGTAATTGTGTTATTAGCACTATCAATAGTTTTATTTGTAAGTGTTTCTGTTCCTGCTAATGAAGCAAAAGAACCATCTGATAAAGCAGAATTAAATTCTGCTAATGTGCCTGTTAATGTATTGTTTGTTAAACTGATTGACTTATTAGTTAAAGTATCTGTAGTATCTTTTAATACTATTGTGCCTGTGGCGTCAGGTATGGTAACTGTTCTATCTGCTGTTGGATCAGCGACAGATAAAGTTAATTCATATTCATCAGCTGTAGCACCTTCAAAAACAATGTTGTTATCAAGTGTTAATGTTGTAAATGCACCAGGTTGACCACCACCAGATACGTCTGATAAGAAAGCAACTGTACCACTAGCATTTTGAAAAGTAATTGTTCTATCAGCAGTAGGGTCTGTAACTTGTAAAGTTGTTTCATAATCATTAACTGTAGAACCTTCAAATATAATTGTATTTGAAATAATAGGGTCGGTTAAAGTTTTGTTTGTTAGAGTTTGTGTAGTGCCAGAAAATAAAGTATCTAATTGTGATAATGTAACTCTACCTTCAGTTCCACCATCTGATAATAAAATTTGATCACTAGCCGCAAGTGTTGAACTTGTTAAATCAATAGCGTTATCAATGTTTACAATCGCTTCAACGTTACCAAATTCTAAAGCTGTACCAGCAGAGTTGACTTTTAAAACCTGACCTGTGGTACCAATAGATAAAGAGGCACCAAGACCTCCGTGTGATAGATCAATAAATTCACCTGATTGATATTCGGCAAGACCTGATACTTCAGATCCATTAAACGTTGCTCGTATTGGTGTTTTAGAACTCATTTATCTTATATTCCTTCCATTGTTGGCATATGGCCTGGTCTAATTGTTTGTATTGATGTTCCATTTGCAGTTGTAAACGGTAAATAATATGATTGCACAACAACGTGATCTAAAAATCCATTAACTGTAGTCATATCTTTATTATTTACAAGAGCAAGAGTGGTTTCTGTACCATCTGTTTTTGTAAAGGGTACTCTTTTACCAACATTATGTTGAAAATCATTTTTCCATTCAGTACCATTATAATTTAAAATTTGACTAGGTAGTTGAGTTGTAAAATTTGTATCGGTTAAATCAACTAATGCACCATTACCAGCAGCAGCCGCACCACCTATTTCTTTTATAACACCAGCGTCATTGATATAAAACTTTTGAGATGATGTATCAATTGCTACCTCTCCACTTACAAGATCACTTATAGTTGGAGTGCCAGTACCTCTTTTTAACTTAATAACTGTCGCCATATATCTCTCTTATATAAACGATTAGTAAGTTCCGCCGTCTAGGTCGCCGTACGCAATATTACTACCGTCTGATTGTAAAATTTTACCACTTGCACCAAGTGTTAATTTAGCAAGTGTGTTTGATCCACTTGCATATAAAATATCACCAGTAGTGTAAGAAGATTGTCCTGTACCACCATATACTTCGTCAATAACTGTACCATTCCAAGTACCTTGATTGATAGTTCCTAATGTTGTGATTGATGTTTGACCAGTATAAGTTGATTTAATTTGTAATGCGTCAGATGATATTTCAATTGTAGTGTCGTCAACAGCAACATCTAATTGATTACCAGTTTTTGTTAAAGCATCACCAGCACTTATTTGACCAGCACCAGAGAATTGAGCAAATGTAATACTTGTAGAACCAAATGTTGGTGTACCGTTATGTGTAGCAACATAACCATTATCAGCATTTGTAGAACCTTGTTCAACAAAGAAAAAAGTACCACCAGTTAATTCTGAAGCTGTGTCAGCATCAGGAGCTCTTGATAATACATATGCAGTTGAACCATCTCCAACAGTTGTTACAGTATAGATACCGTTTTGAGTATCTGTTGATTGATCTTTAACTAATAATCTGTCACCTTGACTTAAAGTAACACCGTCAATTGATATTGCACCATTTGAACCAGCTGTTAATGTTCCTGCACCATTATCATATGTAGCAGATAAATTTGCTGTTGTAGCAACTTTAACACTTTCTTTTACATCTAATCCGTTTGCAACACTATCAACATATGCTTTTGTAGCAGCGTCTTGGTCACTTGAAGGATCAGTAACGTTTGTAATTCTACTTGAATTAACATCAACAGTACCAGAACCTTTTGGATTTAATACTAAATCAATATTAGTATCACCACCAGTTGTAGCAATCTCTACACCATCACCAGTAGCAGCGTTAGTAACTTGTAATTCATTAACAGCACTTGCAGTTGTTCTTAATAGAATTAACTCATTACCATTTGCGTCAGCAAGATAACCAGCGTCAGCAAATTTAGGTGCTGTAAGTGTTTTATTTGATAGTGTTTCTGTTCCTGCTAATGTAGCAAAAGAACCATCACTTAACGCACTATTAAATTCAGCAATTGTACCAGTTAAAGTACCTTCAGATAAATCTAATGTTAAAGTGTTGTTTGCACTATCAATTATTTTGTTTTGTAAAGTTTGATTTCCTGTTAATGTAGCAACAGTACTGTCTATAGCTACTGTAATTGCATTACCTGTAGCAGACGTATCAATACCAGTACCACCAGAAACAGATAATGTTTCACTATCTAAATCAATAGCAATTGTTCCTGAATCTGTTGTTACATCTAAATCTTGTGCTGTAACTTGTGAGTCAACATAAGCTTTAATTGCTTTAGCAGAAGCAAGTGTATTATCACTTGCAGAAACAGAACTTAAATCTGTATCAACAACACCTGAAGCAAAATCAGCAACTTCTATATTAGATATAGAGTTACCAGTTCCATTTGCGTCAAATGTTTTATTTGTTAAAGTATGTGTTGATGAAGCTGTTAGTACGTCAGCGTGTGTACTAATTGTAATTGTATCACCTGAAACTGAAGTATCAATGTTTGTACCACCAGTAAATGTTAATGTGTCTGAACCTAACGCAACACCATCGTCTGTACCACTATCAGCAGCAATATCTAAAGTTGTTGATATTGTAGCCGTACCAGCCGCTGTTAAACGACCTTGTTGATCAACAGTAAATGTTGGAATTGCAGTTGAAGAACCATAACTACCTGGAGTTACAGCAGTGTCATCTAAATCTATTGTTATTTCATTATCTGTAATAGATGTAGTAATTCCTGTGTCACCAGTAAACGTTAAAGTTTGACCAGTAGTAAATGTGTCAGTACCACTATCACCAGCAAGTGTAAATGAACCTGATGGAATAGCAGCAAAACTTAAATTACCAGAACCATCAACTGTTAAAAATTGACCGTTTGAGTAAGTACCTGGAAGAGTATAAGTAACGTCTGCAGCTAATGAGTTGGGAGATTTAAGAGCTACAAAGTTTGCACCGTTATTAGTACCTTCGTTTAATTTTATTGTACCACCTGTAGTAGCATTATTACCAATAAACAATTCATCAATTGCTTTATTAGAATCTACTATTAAACCAGAAGACGCAGTTAGCGTTCCTGGTGTGTGGTCTAAAAGTTGTGTGTAATATCTTCCACCAATTTCAATTGCTGAATTAGATGAAGATGTTGGATCACCAATGAATAACCTATAACCGTTACCACCAGCACCACTATCGGTTGCTGAAGTATCATAGACATAAGCTAGTTCCCCTTGGTTAAGGCCGCTGGGTGCATTAGCACCAGTGGTTCGTTTAATTTTGATTATTGTTGCCATTTAAAATCTCTCCCTATTTTTTAAAATGTGCCACCGTTTAATATTAAATTTCCACTTTCAGTTTTTATATCATTTCGACTTGTCCATTTTTTAGAAGTATTATCATATTGAAGCATTGCACCATCATTTGATGTTGATACATTAACATCACCTAGAGCATTAAGTCTAGTTGAAGCTGCTGGAACAGTAACGGAAACGTTTCTCGGTCCCGAAGTATTATTATTAATTGTAGCTGTTATTCTGTCTGACATATTACCTTATTACTAGTAAGTTTATAATATTTATAATAATAAGGTAATGTAAAACTAATTAATAACTACTTTTTTTCAGCTTCTTTTGATGTATCAATACCCAATTCACTGGCAATAATATCATCATAGTGTTTTTGTAAAATAGCAACTTTTTCTAACTCTAAAGACAACTTAACTCTGGTTGCTTGTAAGTCTTGTCTAATGATAATACTATTTAAAGTTTTTGTATTTAACTCACTTCTTTTATAGTCTTTACCATCAATTGTAAAAGTTTGTTCTTTAGTTACGTCTGTTGCTGTGTTCAATTCACTACTCATATTTTCTCCTATTATACGTTAGGTCTAGTTGTAATTAGACCTTCAATTATTCTTGTTACTGTTCCTGAAGAATCTGTTATGTCTAAATCATAAACATATCTTGCAGGCGCTTCTAAAGCAGCCGTTTGTGTTGCAGTTAATGACATTGTAACATTTCCTGATGTTCTATCACTATCAAACACAATAGTTAAATCTGTTCTCGTTCTTGTGGAACTATATCCCAAAGCCATTTTTGCAGTTGCCGTATAACCCGTTAAATCTAACGGATCTCCGCTGTTATCCCTTACGGTTACAGTTGAACTGAAAGTTGCACCTTGGTCTATATTATAATTAGCTGTAGCTGCCATAGTAGTATTTATACGTATAAATAATAGTATTAATCAATTTGGGGTTAAATTATGGCAATAGATATACAATTTTTATATAAAAATTTAGTAGATCCAAACAAAACTTATGAGTCAGTTGATGAATTTTTTGACTCAGCATATACTGGAACTACAGATGAAGAAGATTTAAAGGCACACGAAGAAGTAAATAAAACTTATATATATGAAAAAATGGGTGTCTTAACAAATGACAACAAAGCAGTTATAATTGTTAGAAGATTTGAAAACATTACAATGTATAACGAATGGAAAAAGAAAAGAAGCTTATTGCCCAATATAGATTTTAATTTATCGGAACAAGAAGGATTGTTTGCAGAAATAACACCTTGGGGTACAAACGATAACGGAAAAACTGAAACAATAGAGGAGTTTAACTAATGGAAACACATATTCAACAATGGAAATTAACTAATAAAAATGAGTCGTTAACGTTTGGATCAGTAGAGGAATTTT